AATTGTGCCTTTCCGAGTTCAATTGTGGTTGTCATTAGTAGTGATACTCAGTGTCAGATAGTACAGAAAGAAAGTGATAGATTCTTTGATAACATTTTCGATTCATATCTTCATCTTCTGGAAATTGACTAATAAATTCATAACAATAACGAAGACGATTATATGGGTCTTCTAGATGTTTTTGAACTTTAGTTTGTGTTCGTTTATTCATGATCATAGTTCCTCCATCATTTCATCAAGTTCAACAATGTTCAAATTAACATCATCCCATTTTACTCCATCTAAAGTTGTATCACCCTCTACCATATAACGATTGACGAAATCTTGATACGAATAACAACGACGTGCCATGTTATACAAACCTTCGTCATTTCCGATCCAGAGTGCTACATTCCAGGTCTCATAATTTGTCCACCCGTTGTAGGTGTTATCTTCGATTGTGGTTTGAAAAGTTGATTGAGTCATGATTGATGTGTGTCTTACATCTATGGGGCACTTTAGAGGTGAGTAACTTTAATTACAACATAACTGCATTCAGTGCTCTACATCCAGGATACAAATGTTCTGCCTGTTTGTATGCTCGATGAGTCGATTCTGCCATCACAGTGATAACAATGTGACGACCACCTTTGGACAATGTGACTTCAAATTCATACATGATGAGTGTTAGTTAGTGTGATTAATAAGAAAAAATAGATTTTATCGTACATAAAGGAATGAACCATAAGGATCACAAATACCAGGATTATCTGCTAGTGATTCAATAAAGAATCGAATACCTTTTGCAGGTGCTTTGTATGATGCTGGTTTGTAACATGCACCGTCATTCTTATCAACGAACATCCAACAAGAACGACCACTGTCACGAACACCATTTACGACATTATATGTCCATACTTTTAGATACTTTTGACCTTCAGTTATCTCTAGTTGATTCATAACAACACGACCAGATTCAATGGAATTGACTTTCCAATCATTATTCAATATTTCGACAAGTGATTCAGTGAGGAATTTTGATTTAGATGATGTCATTGTGGAAACCACAGAAAGATCATTTTTGAGTTGATCGAGAGTGACGGTCATTTGGTGTTTATTAGAAGTGTCTTACATCTATAAGGCACTTTAGAGGTGAGTAACTTTATTTCCTACGTTTTTGATGTTTCTCGATATACTTTCGGGCAGAAGATGTGTTTCTGCAAACCTTTATTACAATGCCTTGATTAACAATCGCCAATCCCTTATTACAGGGAACTGCCGCATAGAAACCCTTTGCATCGTTCCAATCACCTATCACAAAAGATAACGGTCCTGGTTTACAATTTAGAATATACGAATTGGTTGGTTGTTGCATATAAATTAACGACGAACAACAGAGTCAAGCATCTCACCTTTTTCAAATACGGTATCAACTACCGTCTGCAATCCTTTGGCGGTAGAGATACCAACCTTAGAATAAACAGGGACAACACAGAATCCATAAGTCTTTGATTCACCACCTTTACGAAGAACACGACCGATGGTTTGTGTCATCTCGATCACATTCATGTTTCTCATGAAGATAACACATTCCAGTTGCGATACGTTGATACCTTCAGACAGAATTGAACGATGAAGTACAACAAACTTTTTATCACTATCTCTACCCCATTCATTCAATGTCTCGAAGAATATCTCACGACTGACTTTCTTACCGTCAATCACAGCACCTGTCTTTGCAGTTATGTAGAGGTAAGAATATCCACGTTGTGCAAGTTGGTCTGCAAAGTCAGTCTCAAAGATCGTGGTGAGTTGTCTCGTAGTCTTAGAACATACCAGAATCTTCTTCACATCCATCTCATCAATCGTAGAGAGAATGTTGTTACTCTCAAGATGTGGAGTGATAGATGCTTTGTCCATCTTATCCATCTCGATCACCTTCACTTTAGGAGGAAGAATGAACCCACCATCAACAAGCTCAGGTGCAGATACACGAGCGATGATGTCACCGTAGACCTCACGATCGTTCATCCCTGGTTTATTGATAGTGACCGAAGTCTTACGAGTTGCAGTGAAGAAGTAACAACGATCTGCATGACGTGAGAAATACTCTGTAGGACCGAAGAAGTGACGTTGGACACTGTTATGTGCCTCGTCAAAGTAAACAGTATCTACAGGGATTCCAGACTCTTGCACACGGTGCAGGGAATGGTATGTCGTGAAGATGATAACATGTTCACGAACGGTTTGACACATATCCACAAACAACTTGATCCGTTCTGATTTAGTTGTCTTGAAATGTTTGGTTTCTCCACTGTGAACATGGAGAACATTTGCATTTGTGATGTGCTCCAGGTACTCTGAAGAGAGTTGTTCTGCAAGGAGAATACGAGGTGCGACAACAACAATCACACGGGGAACTTTGATCTCAAAACGACGCACAGCGTCCATGATTGCGATCAGTGTCTTACCACCACCAGTCGGAACAATCACCTGACCGATGGCATTTTGGTGAAGTGCATCGAGTCCACGTTGCTGGTGCGGACGGAGGGTGATTGTCATATGGTTGGTGTCTGTAATGATAGGGCAGTTTAGAGGTGAGTAACTTTATTGAATAACATTTGAGGGTGGTTTCATGAGTCTTTCGACTACATCTCTTGACTCTTGTCTCCTCTCTGCCTCTTTATCTGGAGATAGGATGCTGATAGTGGAGATGAACAATGAACCGATTGCGATGTAGAATAGAAAACGGAATGCAAACATCAGTTGAAACGACCATCAGTGAAATTAGCATATGCAAACTCCTCACGATTGACAAGTTTGAATGAACCGAACTTGGTGTGGAATACATAACCCTCACCGTCAGTTTCTACATCATCAAAAATGAAACTACGAGGTGCATCATTGACAATCATAGACTCCATGATGTCATCCTTGATTTCGATAATCATCTGATAAAGATTGACCAGATAAACACAACCAAAGATGTCAAATAGATTAGAATCAGTCAACTCACGACCCTCTTTGATCAGAGAATTGATCTTCTGTTTCGCAACATTTGCCTCCTTGGTTGTCATGAACTGAACATTGGTAGTATTAAGTTTCGGTGCAGTTTGACCAGAAGGAAGACGATCAATAGAAGGTTGCACCCACTTGATGATAGAGGTGTCATCAAAGATCTCAGTCAGTGGTTTACATGTTGCGTCACACATAGGACCATCAACAAACACCTGAGTATGAGGTGCAATCACCATCTTCTGTGAAATCTCCTTAGGGAAGAGATACGAAATGGTGTTAGGTTTCAGAACTTGAGTACGACCGAAACCCAACCAATCACCCCAATAGATGTTCTCTGTACGGGGAAGATACTTGATACAATATGACAGGATCTCAACGACTTCTAATTGATGTCCAAAGTGAGTAAAGATGTCATCAATAGTATAACAAAGACGAATCTTTTTCTTGTTGAATGCTGCTTTGGTACAAACAAAGAACTTACCATTGTCAGGATTAGTACCCCAAACAAGTGACATTCCATCCATCTTCATCGTAATATCTGCGGGTGCAAAGAGTGCATCAATCACAGACATGTCACCCGTGAGGATGAGGTCTTCAGGATGTTCAAGATGGGTGGATGTCATAATGTTTGTGGTGTCTTACATCAATGGGGCAGTTTAGAGGTGAGTAACAATAATACTCACTATTTTTGACGGACAGAGTTAATGACCACTTTATCTGTGGGATACCTTGCCTCTACAAGTTCGATGATAAATCGACGTTCTGCACGATCAGATTCGATCTCAAAGTTATGTCTTGCTCCACGTCTATCATACCATGCACCCTTGCAATTGTAAATCGTCATGATTAAATTAGAATGTATTTGTTACCATTAACTACGATTTGTTTGGGTACATCTTTGACGCCATGTTGTTCGTAGAAAGTAACCAGGTAATCAATGAGTGAAGTTCTACTCATTCTTAATTTTTCGCACAGGTCGTTCATACGATCAAGAGTGTCACTATGTTTGTCACCGAAGTAGATGTTAATCGTTTTGGAGTTAGCCATGTGATCAGAACGGATGTGTCCATGCTTGTTGTTGTTTCTTGGTGATTCTTCCGTCTTTCAAGAGACCATCCACAACATGATTGAAGACCTGTTGTTTCTCTTCTCTTGATAGATTGTGAGGTTTAGAAGTCTCACGAACTACACGAATTACATCAGTTTTTGTCATCTTGGATCATCCGTGTGAGAGTTTCGTGAATAACTCTGAGACTAGAGCGAGAATAACCTATTGAATATGGTGCGGTTTTCTCTACATTACGAGGATCGTATTTGTCCACTGTGTAATCAACACCAGACAAAACTTTCATCGTGTCTTCAATACCTTCGAGAAGGATTTCCAGTTCATATTTGTGAATGGTGATCATGATTGTTCCTCCTCAAGTTTTACACATTTGTCCATGATTTCACGGAGTTCTTCTAACTGTTTGTAGAAATCTTCCATGTCGTAGATCTCACCAGGTGAGTCTTGAATTTCTTCCCACATAATCACTTACCGTTTGTGTAATCACCTAAGAGTTGATAATGTCCTTTGACATTATAATATCCAACCTCTGCGTATCCATACTCTTCAGAGAGATTGAAACATATATCCCATGCTCTATCAAGATCACCGGGGCAACTGGTGTTCTCATAAGGATCAGAGGGACATTTGACAAGGTAGTTAATCATAGTGGTTTAAAGTGTCTTACATCTATGGGGCACTTTGGAGGTGAGTAACATTATTACCCGTGATTCTCCATGAATTCGTCTAGTGTATAACCTTCATCAGTGCTAGTTTCTTCAATCAATTGTTCGATTGTAAGATCTTCCATATCTTTGCGATATTCTTCTGGTGTTGGATCTTGTGGATCATAATCATCGTGGCAGAGATACTCCCACTCATGGACAAGTGCGTCCACAAGTTGTTCTTTAGTGTAGTTCATAGGTGTGAGTGAATTACACCTATGAGGCACTTTACGGGTGAGTAACTTTAACTACGTTTTAGTTTATCAATAACCAAATCTGCAGTTTGATTGGGCAAATCTCTTTCTAATTGATCGATCTTATTCTCTAAATCTCCTCTTTTCTTATCTTTCTTCTGTTGCATTCTCTGTTGAACTGCATCCTTTTGCAAATCTAATCTTTTTTGGTCTAGAACATTCTCATTAAATTGTTTGAATGTCTTCATGTACTCATCCTCTTATTAACTCGTCCTAAGATCTTTGTCTTACCTTTAGCATCAGGATTCTGACCAGTTTCTTTCTTATACTTCGCAGTTTCTTGGTCCTTCATTATACCTTTCAACATTGTATTTGCCTGATTCTTTACCTTATCACGTTCTGCTCTAGTTTTACCACTTGTTTTTGCAGGTTTGTAACTGGGTGAAACTGGTTTCTTTTCTTTCGTAGTTGATAACAACTTGGATGCAGTTTTCTCTTTATCTCTACTCGTACCTGCAGATGATCCACCAGATTCTCTTGCCTTTCTCTCCCTATATGCCTTTCTCTGTGCCTCTTTCGGACTCAGTGCTGCACTTCCTCTCTCCTTTGTGGGTTGTTGTTCTCTTGTATCTCTCTTCTTCTGTGTTCCAACATCTTTACGATCCTTATATGCTACAGGTGCAGTCTTACCACCACCGATTGCCTTAACTCGGCGTGTCTCTGCTTCAGACTTCTTTCTCTTACGATATACTCTACCACCTTCACCTGATTGTCTTACTGATGCACCACCTGCCAATTCATCAGGTATTGATGCTTCAGTCATGAACTGTTTGAATGATTTCATGTTGACTCCTTAACAGTACCAGTCCATCCACCATTCTTACCATCACTATTAACCATCAGGGCATCTGCCTCAGATGATGTCATCTCTAGTGCTTCTGAAATATCATCAGACCAACGATTTCCTCCAGCATAATAAACAGGAACACCTGCTAATTTTGAAGTTTTCTTGAGAATGGTTGCCATCTCTCTTTTCAGATTCTTATCGTATTATTTATCTCATATGTATGCATACTAATTTCTACTAATTTTGACTAATATAGAGGGGCGGGGATCAGTTTGTCGATCCCTCTTACGTGTATTGCCCCCTACATGTATCAATCTTTTCCTTCTTCTTTCACTTTACCTGCTTCACTAGGACCAACCCAAACTCGACTATCTTTGTAGAATGAAACAACACGATTACGACGAAGTTCCAATAGAACATCATACCTTTCTTGTTGATCTTTGGTGAACGTGAAGTTTTGATCTTTGTAGACCTTCTTCATGTCAGTGATAGAACGAAGAACTGCTGAGTTGTTGACCATGATGTGAGTTGATTACAATGATGAGGCAATTTGGAGGTGAGTAACTTTAATTACCACCGATCAGGGGTTGAGAGATCCTCAACGTATGCAGTCACGTTCTCAGTGCCTTGCACATCAAGAACTTTTTCCCAGTCAATGTTATGAGGTTGAAAATCATCAAGTACATCTAACTCCAACGTGATGCGATACTTAGTTCTTTGAGCGTAAGCGAAAGAAGGCATAAGTCAGTCCCCTGATTGATTACCTTGTAATTATAGAGTATATAGCAACCAAAGTCAAGATTTAGTGTACTCTTGTTCAACTGTCACAGGTATGGTGTCAAACCACAAGTTTTTAATATTACCAGCAATGATGAAGAAGTTAGTAACAATCAACTGAAACATGATTAGAGTTCGGATAATTGCAATTCTGTCTGCTTCATAATCACTTCGTCCCTCCTTTCTGCCAAGAGCAAGTGCCCATATTCTCCAGGCACTTTTCTTCTTCTTACTCATTCATATATCCTTCCTTGATAAGATACTCTTCAGTCAAGGGTGTAGGTGAATAAATTTCCCACATTGCACCAGTATTACATGCCTGAAGAGCCTTCAATGTCATGCCTTCAGTTTTACCAGCCCATGATGCTTCCTTTTCCCAAGGCCATGCTGATTGCGGATAGGTTCTTTTCACCATCTCCTGCCAAATTTCAGGTACATCTTCTTCAGGTAGGATAAGTGCGATCAGTGAATTATCAATAGTCCCTGCCATACAATCCTGAGCTGCATGCCAACCTTCATGTCTCAGTACACTCATCAAAACATGTTCTCTCTTTACATGTTCATCATTCAGATAGAAATTATTACTGACTGTATGATATACACCACGATGTCCGACTGGAAAATATTCTGTAGGTGCGATATAAACCTTACTACCTGCCTTGTTCAATTCTGATACGAGTTGATCAAATTCCTTCCTATGTCTGTACTCTTCATTAAAATAACTTTCAACATCACGAATGGATTTAACCTCAACAATACCATCCTTACATTCACCAAGAAGGAGACAACCCATTGAATGATTAGTAAAGTAATCATCAGGGAAAGTAAGTGGGTTCGATTGAAAATCATTTAGTGTTTTCCTTGGAACATAAGTGAAACCTTTAGCGAACGATTGTCCACCAATCAATGATGCAATCAATCCTAATCCAATCAGTGTTTTTTTCATTTTGTTTTCTTAACTGGCCATGTAATGTGCAATGTTGAGACAATAGAAAATGTAAACAATACAACAAAAACTGTACTCATTCGGATGACCTCCAATCTTTTCTCATCTTTTGATATGTATCATTGTAAGTTGCAAGGTCTCTCACTTTTTTGAAGACACGAGCAGACTCTGCATATTCACAGGTGTCCCAATCTTTCTCCTGTGGTTTTATCTTACCACAAGAATCATACTTTTGTCCACTATGATGGTTTGCATATCTTCTAGCACGGGTGAAACCCATTTCTAGAAACTTACGGCACATATCCATACCGATGAAGTCTTTATTGTCCCTGTAATCAAGATACATTGCGTATATCCTGTTACTAGATTTTACGGCAATATCTGGGGACTTAAATCTCCAATGAGCACAAATATCGTCAGTATAAGGGCGTACCAATAACACTCCTTGTTCGCCCCTTCCAATGCGATAAAGTTTGCGAGTTTCTGTATCTGTGAAGTCAAGTGATTTGTAATCAAGTTCATAATCAAACTCTTTCATTCAAAAATGGGGTTAATTTGTTTACGCATCTCTTCAAGATGTTTTGGGTCATTACCATAATAACCCATATTCATATAAACACAATCGATATACCTCAAATCTTCACGTTTTGCATCATAGGTAAAATAATCACAAAATTCTAGAATTTCATGAGGAACTTTTACCTGTCTATAATCAATGTCAATAATCATTTATCATCAAAATCTTTTCTACATTTCATATATTCAAGTTGATGCCAATACCAGTTGTGACATACTATTAGAGTGTGAATCTTTTTGTGTCTTTCATTCTTTGTATATTGACAGTTGGGTTTATCCTTAACTCCTGTCTCAATAGTAATATAGAGTTCATCAACAAAATATATCCACCCTTCATCAACCTCACCAGTCGAACGATTCCATATCACATAATCATTAACTTTTGGTATGTATGGGTGAGCCATACGATCCTTACGAGTCTCCATTAATGCCTGGCAGTCCAATAAGTGAGATTGTTTCTTGTTGTTTGAAGTAGAGTTTAACATAACAACGGAGTGCATCTTTTAGGACTTTGATGTCATCACATTTTTCAATGTCTCTAGACAATTGCTCGTAAGCAAATTGTTTAGAAGGAGTACTAATTTCTACAGAGGATGGGTCTAGGGAGTTCATAAGAATGCTCTTTCTAATGGATTTAGGTTGAGTTGCATTGCTGTATATGGACTAGTATCATTAATATTTACTTCTTTACCTGGTTTCTTTGAATTGATGGGGGCATGATAAGTGTGCGTGATGTTTCTCTTTGTTCTCTTGTATTTGACGAATCCCCAGATACAACGAGATTCATCACCATTATTGTAAAGAAACCTGCGATTACATACAGTCCAGATAGCATCCACATTAGTTTTAAATTGTACCGATTCATATCTGTATCCGTTGGGAGGTTCATGAATAAAATCAGAAGGAAGTTCAATCATAATTTACTAATAACAATAGATGTATCACAAAGGGCGAATCTCTGTGTTGATTGCCCCCTCTGTTTTAACATGTCTTTCAAACATCATTGCATCCCTGATGTCATAAAATACGGCTTCTTGGGAAGACCAATGATTCTCTTTTTTCTTTGGCTTCTGATACTTGAGAAGGAACTTCACGGGTGTCTTTGTAATGATATAGGGTATCAATCATGAGTTGTCTCCAACCCATGAGTTCATCAAAACATTCTTGATTATGTGCGCAACCACGAAGTTTTGGATCTGCTTTGTATACACTCTCAATCATAAGATCAAGAGCTCGAGATTGAAACTCAGTCATCGAATACCTTACACATCGGGGAACCTGGATGATCATCACAGAACTTATCTAACACCTTATCTTGGTGACGATTTTCTGGATTAGCAATCTTACCTTCTGTTTCAGGATCCCACTCATCAGGGGCATGTTCTTCATTACAATGAAGTTCTACCTTGTATTCATTGTACTTATCATTAGGATCATAAAGCGGATCCTTTGGGTCTCTTTGACGGGGACTAGACATAGATTAAGTTACGAATTGCGTTACTACTTTAGACGTTTCTTCGTCCAACAATGCGTATTTAGAAGACTTCTTTATATTCTCTCGTAACTTGGTATAACAACCAATGTTGAATTGATCATCTTCTGATACAACAATGTCGAAACATTGTTCATCACTTTCGGCGATAACATTCCAAACTCCACCATATTCTGATTGCGGAAAAGGAACAAAATGGTCAACAATGTACAAGTACTTCATCTTCTCTTGTAATTACTCCTCAATTTTATCAGTGATATTTAAAGATGTCAAATGAACTCCTCAAGATAATATTCTAATTGGATGTTCAATTCATCTGCTTTTGCTTGACATTCATCGAGAAAATCTTCCATGTCGGAGACTTCAATTTGTTCAAGTTTGCGTTCAATGCTCATTTTTTAAGTTTCCTTACAAGGTGTTCAGCCCACTCCTCCATCTTATCAGGATGAATGGCTCTGATGTCTACATCTTCGACCGCTTTACGAATTGACTCAATCTCTTGAGTTTTTAGTTTTTGGTCATTGGGTAGAGTCATGGGGTTTCGAGTTCCAATTCAATTTCTTCATTATATTTAAACACGATACTGTCTTCATTTCCTGACTCTGTATCATTTCGATATGGAACATCTTGTTTCGCTACTTCCACCACAGTATTGTTCCATGCTCGTTGTGATGCTTTCTCATAATGAGACAGATACACAGGAAGATATGCCATCAGAGCATGACTGGCATCCACGATTCTTTGAGTATCATTTTGACTTACTGCATCATTCAATTCATCAACCATGAACTCTACGGTAACAATCTTATTGAATGCTGCCTCAAGATCACTCATCACTTCCCAAGTTTTTTGATAATCCATAGTCATTTGATGATACTCCAGTTGGAATCGTTTTCTTTACTCATCCAGAAGTGATACCGACCACTAATAGATGACAAGAACCACTTTTCTTGGTCCTCTTGTTCTATTTTACACGAATGTAGAGAATCCATCAAGTTTGCAAATCGATTCTTTGCTTTACTAGACTTTGGTTGGACTGTGATGAACTGTGATTTCATGTTCTTTAAAGTTGCTTAGACTGTTCCTATCATCCAGGACAAACCTAGTCTATAGGAAATAGAGGAGACTGTCAAGCCCCACTCAGATGGACTCGTAAAGTCTCTGAACTACCCAGATACTATAAACCCCCATGGAGTGAACCACGGGGGAATATAGACGGTTTATAGAGTGTCACAGGTCATGTTGCCCGATCCCATGCACAATGGGCACGTTGTCCATCTTGAAGGACATAGTGGAAGAAGATTTGATGATAGTAGTAAGGATTTGTTTTCTTTAAGAAAGGAATTCTATCTCTTTTCCTAACTCCTGGCATGGGATCACGCCAGTGTGGTCTCTCACATCCTTTATACAATAATCCATCACCAGGTTCTAAAGAAATAGATCTTACTTCACCAGTAGAAGATTTAATCCAAAAAGGCCAATCAGCATCTTTATCTTCTAGGTTGGTGCTAATGTGAACCGATACAGAAATCTCACAAGCACCACGGTCAGCGTGTGGTGTCAATTCTTGACCAGGAAAATAAAACCGATCATAATAATAGGTATTGTATAATTTACGACCGATAATCCTTTCTAATTTTAGTCTAATTCCAGTGTGGATTTGACGATACTGTGGGTGCCAGTATCGTGCAAGTGATCCTTCTACTTGTTGTTCTACTTCAGTATGGTTGAAGTTCTCTACATTATTATCCCAATAGTTGAGTTGTCCCCTTACTTCAGGTAGAGGATGATAAAGTTTTTCAGGATCCCAAAGATTTTCAATTATAAAATATCCATCCTTATCAAACTGTTTGTTACGAGTCCATGATGTTCCAGTGTTCATCCTTTCTTGGAACTGAATCTGTTCCGATGTCATTTGTTCTGCCATTACTTCCACCTCGGTCCAACAACCCAACCTACAATAGATTTACGGGTTCCTTTTGTGACTTTCAATACTCTGTGTTGTGTTCGAGAGTCAAATAGACAAATACATCCTCTTTGTCTTGGAACAATGTAATTTTGTCCAGATTCATCTAACAACTGAAGGTTTCCACCCTCGTAGTTATCGGGGCCAGAAAGTTGAATAGAGAATGACAGTTTACGAACAAGTTCAATATTTTCATTTACAAAGTCTTGGTGTAAACCTTCTGTACGATTACCAACACTTACAGGTTTATATTGTGTTGCCAATCCAGCATCATTATGCCAACCATAGAACTGCCCTTCATCATATCTGGTGTATTGAAGACTCTCACCATCAATATTTCTCAGGTCATATAGAAAGTTCTCACGATTTGCACGTTGAACATAATGCCACAAAAAACCTGCAACCCAGTGTGTGGTAGGAATCCAGGTGTTCTGTGAGTTTCTTTTATTTTTATTCAACGCGTCCCCATGAAGACGTGAGTCTGCCATTTGTGGATCGAAAGACTCTGTCAGGTCTCTTTCGATGATATTTACAATGTCTTCAGGCAAATTAGTATAATACCATACCGATTGAAATGCCATATATCTATAATATAAT